ATCTACGTCAATTATAGCATTTTCTGCTATACCGTTAATGTTCTTTCCATTTCTTCCAATGGTAATGTTATGTGTTGATGCTGTTCCCGTCGCATCAAATATTTGAACCTCGTCGCCAATCGACGGGGTTGCAGGAAGTGTAATAGTTCTCTCAGAAGTAGTATCTACAAAGTATCTGTATCCTACCTGTGCTGTAATGTTAGATGATACGGTTTCGCTAACTTCTTTTTTACGTTGAATAAGATCTGCTTGAGTAACATAGTCTGGCGGTATTGCAGCCATAATACCTACATTTACCCATTCAGTTCCGCTCCATACTTTAATTGTTTTAGCCATTAGAATGTAATCGTCCCATTATTATTAAATGTATAAACAATATTTCCACCTACAGTTGAAACAACTGGTGATCCAGTAGTATTAACAGCAGTACGAGGTGCTCTAATTATAACCACACCATTAGTTCCGTTGTTTACTGCATTTGCACCATTTCCTGTCATATATCCACCCATTCCTGGATTTGATCTATTGTATCCCACTCCAAAATCTCCGAGGACTGGGTTTCCAACTGGAGAAGAAAAATATCCGCCTCCTCCTGGACCCCCTCCAGAATAATATATTGACGATCCAGTTATAGAATTTTGCAGTGCTGCTCCGCCAGTACCACCTTTAAAGTTTCCAGAAGAAACATTTCCACCTGGACCACCTGCGCCACCTCCACCGCCACCGCCGCCAGCATTATTGTTATGAACAACATTGCCACCAGCATATCCTTGTGTTGGCGTTAAAGCAGTTCCGCCTGACCTAACGTTGTCATTTCCTCCAGCACCTCCACCAGATCCTCCGTTGTGTCCAGCAGAATCTGGATTAGCACCAGCTCCACCACCAAGTGCTGTTACTGTTGTAATTCCAGTACCAGATATAGATGAGTTTCCACCGTTATTTGCAGATGAAAGCGATCCATATGCTGCGCCCACGCCCCCTTGGCCGACAGAAATGTTATAAGTTACTCCAGTTTGAAGAGTTAATGGCGATTCTGCTGCAGCTCCTCCACCATTACTTCCAACAGAAGTTCTTAAACCACCTCCACCGCCTCCACCTAAGTAATAAACAGCATCAGTTCTAAATCCACTTGCTCCACCTCCGCCAACAAGTAGGTAGTCTGCAGAAAACATTATTATGGCTTTTACGGAAACATTAAATGATCTAGAAGAAGTGTTTACACCATCAGAAGCTATTATGTCAAAATTATAGGTTGTATCTGATGAAACGTCTGGTGCAGTTCCAGTTAAAGATCCATTTGATGAATTTAAAGAAATCCAAGCTGGCAAGTTTGAAGATGAGTAAATAATAGATGTGCCATCTGGATCCGATGCAGATACTGAAACATTTAATGATGTTTGCTCGCTTATTGTGGCAAGTGTTCCTGGTGTGGTGTTCCATACTGGTGATCCACCAGCGTCTAAAGCATTTTCTAAAATTGCAAACTGATTATCTAAATTTATAACTTTAACATCATATGGCTCGTTTGCTACATCTAAATTAGGAGTTATTGCTGTTGCAGTACCAGCACCAACAAAAGTAGCTGTGGGTGAATTATATGTAGCATTTGTGCCAATAAACTGTACGGATAATCCTGATTTAAAATTAGACCCTGTAATAGTTATTGTTGTTCCTGGTATTGGTGCTGTTGTTGGAGAAATACTAGCTATTTGAGGAGCAGGATCTTGAGACACCTTTTCCCATCCACTAGACTTAAAGCAAATCAAGGCTGCCAGTGTTGTATCAAAATACAAATCTCCTACAGTAGGTGATAAAGGTCTATTTGCTGTTGTTCCCCGCCCAACGTGTCCATTGGTTGCAGTTGCATGGGCGGATACAGCAGAACTCAATTCAGCATCAGTAGCAATAGCTGTATTTGCTGATAGTATATTTGCTATATCTCTGGCTTTAGACATTATCCAACCGCACTCTTAAGATATTTAATTACTGCAAGTCCCGATCCGCCTGCACCACCAGTAGAAGCACCTCTAGATCCTCCTCCACCAGAACCAGTATTTGCAACACCTGCAACACCTGGTTGGTCACTAGAAGCATTGAGTCCTCCTCCAGCTCCGCCACCACCTGATCCGCCTACGCCAGAGTTTGTATCTCTAGCACCGCCTCCACCTCCACCGCCTGCAATTCTTCCAGATGAAGTTGCAGTTTGCCATGCCGATGGCATTGATGATGATATTGCATTAATCCAAGATGTGTATCCAGCTGATCCAGCACCGCCAGCACCAGCTACGCTAGATGCTACTCCGTTTCCTCCGTTAGCAGAACCACCTGCACCGCCACCACCAGATTCACCCCATGAAGCATTTGCACCTGTGCCGCCAACATATGTTAATGGTGAACCAGCATTACCTCCAGAACCAGAAGATGTTACACCGTTTCCTCCTCCACCTGCTGTGTAGCCAAATGCTGTTGTTGAGCTTCCGCTAGTAACGCTTCCACCTCCTGCTCCTACAACAATTGAATATGTATTTGGTGATAGAGTTGTTGTTCCAGAATTTATTCCACCACATCCTCCACCGCCTCCACCATAGCTATTTCCTCCGCCGCCACCGCCGCCAATTAGTAGGTATTCTACTGCTAGGTTGTTATTAGATACTACAAGAGAACTGGATCCTGTTGTAGAAAATATTCTATAAAAATATGTTGGGTCTGAAGTTACTAAAGTTCCGCCAGTAACATTAACTAAAGCCGTTGATGTAATTGTAAATGTTCTTACAGATGAGTTTGCTCCGTCAGAAACTGTAATAGTAAAAGAATAAGTAGTATTTGTTGAAATATCTGGTAATGTTCCAGAAATTAAACCAGAAGATGATAGAGTTACTCCAGTAGGAAGTGCTCCTGATGTAACAGTATATGAAAGCGATGTTCCTTCTGGATCAGTTGCAGAAAGCTGTATTGATACAGATTGACCTTCTGTAAATGTTCCTAGCGATCCAGCTGCTGTATTCCAGGAAGGAGTTTGATTAACATAAACTCCATCTGGCAATAGTCCATAAAGATTGCTTGTATTTAATACTTTAACATCGTATGGTTCATACTGAGCACTAATTGCTCCAAAAACTGCTGTTACTTGAGCTACAGAATTAACAACTGTTGAGTTTGCCACTATTTCTACACCATTGGTACCTATAATTGAAGCTACTGCACCAGATGTAAAATTGCTTCCAGATATAACAAGTGTGTTTGTTGTATTTCCATCTAAAACCATGCCTTGTACTGAAACAATTCCTGGAGTTTCTGCAACAATATTTTGCCAACCAACAGATTGTGTATAAAGCTCTAGCCTATTTTCTTGACCATTAAAATATGGTTGACCTGGTTGTGGATTGCTTGGTCGACCTGAATTTACTCCAAATGGAATACCACCAAGCGTAGTAGTTCTAATATCTCCCATTATCCAACCTTCCATCCATAGGTAGCTCCAGTATAAAGTAATGTATACCAGCCACCATTGTTATCTATAATTAAATTCCCCGCATTTCCGTTGATCAAATTACCGTTGCGAGCCACAGTAATATTATACGTTGAAGCGTTGCCTGAAGCATCTAGAATCTGAATCTCATCGTTTAGCGCAGGGGACGCAGGTAGCGTCAATGTAAGCGCAGAAGCCGATGTAACAAAATATCTTTTCTTAGCAGCAAGGGTTGTATTAGCTGATATTGATAGAGGATCAATATACTTGTTTGCATTTATAAGGGTATTTATTTCTGCCTGTGTATAGGTGTTTACTGAATTAAGATTAGTTACTGTAAGGACATCTATAATATCTCCCGCCGTTGCACCTGAAGCCAATACGACTGTGTGCTCTGTAGGGGTTGTATAGTCTGTTCCACGAAGAAGTAGAATACCGTTCATAAATACCTGCTCGTAACCAGGAATAAACTGAACATCTACTGTAAAGGTAGTTTGTGCTGCCACCGCTGTGAATGTCTGACGACGAATAATGTTCTTATCAAATACATCTACCTCGTCATCTGAGTCAATCCAGATTTGACCTACTTCTGGATTTAGTGGAGCTGTTGTCTGATATAGAGCACCTGGCTGTACTGATGCATCAATCTGATCTATTACGAATGCTGTTGTAGCAATCTGTGTTGTATCTGTGTTTAATGCCGCCGTTGGTGCTACTGGAATACCAGTAAATGTTGGTGATGCTAATGGTGCTTTAGTTCCAAGAGCTGTGGTTACTGTAGCTGCAAATGATGCGTCATCATTGATAGCCGCTGCCAATTCATTCAATGTATTTAGCGTAGATGGTGCTGCGTCTACAATTGCAGCCGCTGCTGTTGATGCAGCATTATCTGCATAAGCCTTAGTAGCCAATAGCGATGTATCGGAAATGCCGTGAATATTAGTTGTATCTGATTCGTGTGATGATAGAGCAGAGGCCGCTGCTGATTGCGCTGCCGCTGCAGATCCAGCGGGATCGAACAAATTATCAATTGTCTGGTTTGACCACTGTCCAGTAGTAGAGTTATATCTAATTACTTGGTTATTCTGCTTGTTAGAAATTACAACATCATGAAGCTCGTCTAGTTCAAACCCGTTTTGAACTTTAACAAAGATTGATCCTGTATTCTGCTGTGCTCTAGTTACTATACCAAGAAATACTAGGTGGTTAGGAGCTGATGGCTTATTTGCTAGCCCAAAAATTAATTGTCCTGGAGTTGCACCCAGCCATACTGGATCTCCTGGTTGTGCTGTAGAAGTATCTAGACCTTCAAGAAGTCCTTCTGTTACTACCGTTCCAATTGCACCATTTATAACGGTGTCTTCCATAATTCCAAATGTCTTAGATGAGGTTGACTCTGCTGTATTAGATGATAGAACTACTCTTAACTGTCCAGAAGATCCAACTGCTCCTCCAGCATATACTGCTTGCCCCTTATAAATAGTTGCTCCAGTATTATTAACAACTTCTTGCGAAATCTTATTGGCAGTTCCGCCAACTCCTGTAAGGATAACTTGGTTTCCAGTATCATCATATACTGCTGTAAGATTTACGTGATTGGCGTGTGCAAATAATGCACCTGCTGCATCCTGAGCCATTTCATTTGTATATGTAGGGACTGTCTCTAATTGACGTACTCTATAGTCAAGGCTTGTTGTTACCGCCGAATTATTGACACCGACTTTAGCCTCTAGAGCCTCAATAGCGTCGTTCGCATTAGCATGTTGCTGGGAATGCGATGGAGCATCTAGTTCGTCGGTTGAGGCGGGATTAGCGAGGTTATCCAGCCCAGTAGGATAATTGGTGGCCATATTTACTAATTATACCCCAAATAGGCTGCTACCTACCGATATTCTTTCCTGGACCATAAAAATTTTTTATATGCCCCTGTAAATTTTGATGTTACCAACTTAAAGGTTTCCCCTTTTTCTAAGAGCAGATCTCTGCCACCTCTTTTTGCTTGCCATGGCTCTCTCTTATATGGAATAATTTGAGCTATGGGTGTTCCAGCTGGAACTATCCCAGAAAAACCATCTTTTACATAAAATGGAAAATTTATAATATCAGTATACTTGTCTGTATCTACAATACCAGGAAGTATGACCAGTGGGTTATCTCTGTGCATTGGTGGAACAATAATACAAGAATAACCTGGTGGTGTTTTTATTGACCAGGCATTATTGTATTTATACATGCCAGCGTTTATTTGTTTTTTTGGATGATCACCAGTTTGCCAGTGTGGGTGGGAATCTATAAGATTTTCATCCTTAATTCTCCACCTAAAATAATGAGTTCCGTCATTATTTGAAACATCTATATCGCAAAACGTTGTCAGAATGTATCCAGAAGATATCGCATCAAATAGCGGCACACACTTCTTTGCTGTAGAATTTGGCCCACCATTTTCATTTAACTTACTACCATTGTATGAGGATAAATTTTTATACCAATCTGGAAGAAATTTTGAAGCTGGCTGCGGACTAAATTCTTCTGGGCATGTTTTTTGTTCGCCATTTTCAAACAATATTATGTTTTCTTTAAATAATTTCTTTTTTAATTTCATTTAAAATTATATCCCTTACTTTAGTTTTATTAAAAACATCGTATCTTTCTTTTAATGGCATAAACCTTTTATACCTAACTGGAGACTGTATAGATTCTTGGGAAATATTATAAAGCCTTTCATTCATGTTAAACCTAATAAAATTAATCTTTTTATTAGTATTTATATCCATATAAAATAATGGGTCTTCTTTTTTAAAAGAAATTTCCCCGTAGCTTGAGTGCATTTGTACCTCTATGTTAAATGGTCTAAACCATGACCCTATATCAAATTTTCCTGGAACCATTGCCCCCGACTGCATATATTCTACCTTATGAAAATATGGAGAAGTAAAAAAACATTCTACGGGCTCTTCTGCAAAAAACAACCATGAAAGATTGTAAACCAAGCTAGGACCATATGTTAATGATGGATCTCTTTGGGAATAAAATCCTATTTTCGTATCTCCCGTATTTTTGGTTATATTTTCTTCATATGAATAACTTGAGTCAACCGTAGTCTTAAAAGAAAAAACATTTTTAAACTTTTCTCTAAATGCTGGACATGAAAGAAATGACGAAGTTCCAGCCTCTGGATTTCTATAATCAGAAAATTCTTTCAATAAACTTTCTGGTTCTAAATATAGCATATTCCAGCTTTCTTTATCTAGTATAAAGTTTCCTGGAGACCAATATATATTTAGTTCATCTTTATTCATTACAAAATTAGACCAAAATGCTTAGCAATTGATAAGGTTGCCAATAAAGTCCACAAAATATTGAACCAAATAATTGTGGGTAGAGTCTTTACTGTCGATGACCATATAAGGGCAAGGCTTGAAACCAAAGCAAATATGTAAAGCCACCAAAACTGTTTTCCAAGCAATAGGCCTGGGAAAATAATAGCAATCTTTGTCATGAAGGCAAAAAATTCTACTGTATTTGGTCTATTCCAATACGACTTAAAACGCATTGTTTTTAGTGCTTCTAGCCATTGTGTTCTAAACTTCATTATGATAATTCTCCTTTAAGAATTGATAGTGTGATGGTGCATTTTTTGTAACCGCTTTCCATTTTGCTACGGAAGCTTCGCTTCTAGCCTTAAATAGGTTTGCAACTTCTTCATAATCAGTTTCTGGGTAATGATAATTCCATTGACGAATTACCTGTGGTGTTATAGGCATCCATTCATGACCAACAGCAATACAATTAAATCCACTATCAATATTTACACGCCAACCCTGGTTAATTGTTTTATTGTCCATTTCACCAACCCAGTTATGAGCATTTTCTCTAGTAAACTCATCTGGCATTACGTCCCTAGTAGCCATATACTTCCAAAACTCTGTGTCCCGTCTTTCGGTCAAAATGTAGTGCAGCTGAATAAATGATGAAAATGAGTTAAAGTGTTTCTTTACTTCAAAGTTATAGGTTTCTTGATCAAACTTATTTATAACGCCTCGCTGAATCATTCTAGAAAGCATTGAAGCATTTTCATGAATAAACATAAGGCCATTTGATTCTAGTGGCTCAAGGAATGCTCCAGATAATCCGATGGCTACAACATTCTTATTCCATGGCTTAGAAACAATTCCAGACTTAAAATTAATATCTCTAAACTTTAAATCATCAGTAATTCTATGTTCACCATGAGCTTTTTTAAGATGCTCTTTGAATTCTTCTAAAGCTTCTTCTGGTGTAGTAAATTTATCTGAATAAACATACCCAGTTCCAATACGTGAATATAGTGGAGCGTTCCATACCCACCCATATCCAAGTGCTGTACAGTTTGTAAAGTTTTCTACTTCTTTTTCTGGATCCTCATACTGTAGTTGTACAGCCCATGCTCTGTTTACTGGCAGTTTATCTGCATGTGACTCAAATGGGGTTCCAAGTGTCTCTGTTATAAGCATTCCCTTAAATCCTGTACAATCAATATATAGATCTCCAGAAACAGTATCTCCATTGTCTAATACTACCCCAGTAATTCCATTCTCATCGTGCTCTATAGAAGTAATTGTCGCTTCAATATGCTTAACACCCATAGGCTTTGCATATTTATCTTTTAGATATTCAGCAAACTTAATAGCATCAAACTGAAGGGCAAAGTCACGGTGCATTGTAAATCCGTCCATCTCTTCAAGATCTTTAGGAAAGTACATTTTATTTGTATTCAAAAGAACTGAGGATGGCCAAAGGTAGTCTACGTAGCTTTGTTTTGTGGTAGTTGGGTCAATAAGTTTTAAAACTTGCCAATCATTTGCAGAATTCATTGTGCAATTTTGTAAATTTGGGTGTCCAAATGGGTAGTGAAATCCACCATCTCCAATAGAATGAAAATCTGTAAACTTAATACTTAGCTTATATGCCGCATCTGTATAAGTCATAAAATCTTTATGGTCTAGCTCTAGGGCATGTAGCCAGGCTGTGATTCCAGCAGTTGTTGATTCCCCCACCCCAATTTTTGAAATATAAGGGCTTTCAATTAATGTAATATCTCTATTAGGATATTCTTTGATTAGTGTGGATGCTGTCATCCATCCTGCGGATCCTCCGCCTACGATAATAATTTTATCGGATTTATACATTTATAACCTATCTCTAAAAAGACTAATGCCTCTACTTATAGGTTACTATAATAGAGGCATTTTGTCAATACTATTTATTATTCAAAATCCTTCATTTTATACCAGGATGTTGTTGATTCGTCCCATCCATAATATGCGTCTGTGGGTTTTGCAACAGGGGCTTCCCATTGCCAGCTGCTTTGATTTAGAACCCATGACTCATATGGTTTTGGATTAATAAAAACATCATTTTCAGAATCATACATGCTTCCTACGCCAGCTCTATTTCCTCTAAATGAACCATCTGGCGAAAACTCTACCCAGTTATCACCTATAAGTAAATCTAATGATTCTGAAAGCACTGTATTTACAACTTCATTATTTTCAATTTTAGCAAAATATTTCATCCGTATGACCTCACAATAATTATTCCATCTTTACCAGAGTCTCCAGTAGAGTTTGGGTTAGATCCTCCACCAGATCCAGCATTTCCATACCCATTTGGAGCAGACCCTCTAGTATTTGACTCATGCGCTGAGCCATATCCTCCTGTAGAATAAATAATTCCAGTTATTGGACTCAAGAACCCACTGCCACCTGCTCCTGCAGAACTACTAGAACCTGATCCTCCAGCTCCTCCGCCGCCACCGCCGCCACCGCCTGCATGTTGCGTTGAATTATCTACTCCTCCGCCGCCGTAGCCAATTCCTAAATTAGTTCTTCCTCCACTAGGAGTTGTTTGAATTGAAGATCCTCCACTTTTACTTTGTCCTGACCCTGATTTAGCTGCACCAGAACCGCACCCACCATTTCTTCCATTATAATCTGAATGTCCTGGTGCTCCTCCAAGTGCTGTTAAAGTTCCAAATGTTGTGTTTCCGCCTGCGTTATTTGAGTTTCCTCCACCACCAGCTCCTACGGAATAAGATGTTCCTGCTGGAATTGGGAATAGAGTTACAAGAATTGATCCTCCCCCGCCTCCACCTGGTCCATGTTGATATGAAGCTCCTCCGCCGCCATGAAGCTCAACATCTGCAACTGGCATAGCAAAAACTGGAAGAGTGTACGTACCAGTTCCAGCAAATTGTTCTATTTTTGCAGTTACCAATGAGTTATCAAACCATTGATAATATGCTGCAGAAGGATCTGCGTATGCAGAAGTGTTTGTATCTACAGAAACTTTATATAAATTTAAAATATCGTTTGGGATTCCAACAATTTGTATAGATGTAAAAGGATGATTTACAGAAACTAATTTATTTAATGGTACACCAGTTGTTGATGTTCCAACAAAGTAGGCGTAGCCGCTAGAAGCACTAGATGAAAATACAGCATAGGTTCCTGCAGAACCAGATCTATTCCACGTAATAGCAGCCGAAGACATTCTTACACTCTTTATGTAATTCATGTTTGGCTGTCCGCCACCTGATGTAGGCGGGAAATTATTAACTGCCATTAAACGTCAATCTCCGTTCCATAAACATTGAACGAGACTAAACCAGAAGAAGAGCGTACAGTTAAAACATCATTTTGATTCATGGTTATTCCAAGACTAAGTGCCTGAGTTGAGTTTGCTCCAACCTGAACATCATATGCAACATACATATCATTTGTAAGTGTTGCGCCATCTGGACGGACTGCAATTCTATATGTTGCAGAATCTCCAGAATCTCTATTTGCTACAGTTATTGAACTAACAACTGCATCTTTTGTTCCATTAACTGTATAAATATCCCAGTCAGTATTTGCTGCTGGGGACTTTTGTCCTAATACTCTATATCGTGTTGCCATTTATTATACTCCTACCAATAAGAATGCGTGTAGCGATGTTCCCGCTCCAGCTACCTGGTTTACTGCGGAGACTCTTGCAGCATCAATATCAGCTAACGCAGTCGCTCTGTCTGTGTTAACATCTGACAAAGAGTTTACACGCTTTGTCTCTAATGAAGCTAAAGATGTTGTTGTTTTTGTTTCTAATTCTGTGATTTTTGCTGCTGTAGCTGCCACAATGTCATTGACACCAAGTAGGCCACCAAGTTCGCCAAGAGCCTTGGCCATGTAGATCATGTCCTGGGCATTCATAGCCGTGGTTGATATTGCGCTTGTCATTTCTGACTTTAGCGCATCAATTTGCGTTGATAAACTATCGTAACTAGGCATTCATAATCACCAACCTTAGTATATCACGAGCCATATTATTAGATACCTAATCCTAGCTCTAGACTTGTTATTCTAGCGTTAAAGCTGTTTACTGTGGCTGTAAGGGAAGCAATCTGAGATGCTACCTCCGCCGCAAAGTTAGGGTTGTCGTTTAGAGCGTCTGACAGTTCGCTGAGGGTATTAAGAAGGGCTGGAGCAGCCCCTACAAGGTTAGATATAGCCGTGTCCGTATATGTATTGGCAGAAGTCAAGGCATTGGCTGCTGCAGAGGTTGCAAAGGTCTGGGTGGCTAGTAGAGCGGTATTAGCAATTCCATGGACATTTGTAGTTACTGAGTTATGGGTAGATATAGCAGACGATACAGAAGAATTTGTTGCTAGAGCAGATGTATCTGCAATTCCATGTACATCTGTAGTATCGTTATTATGAGCAGTAATTGCCGATGTTAGATCTGATGCTAAAAGGTTAGCGTAATTTAAAACTCCCCACGCCGCTGAGCCATTACCAATCTTAAACTTGTTTAATGTTGTATCAATTCCAATTTCACCAGCCTGAAGAACTGGATTATAGGTAGCCCAGTTTGCCGTAGTATCTCTACGTAACTTAAAAGTAACATTCATTGTTGTCATGCTGGGTTTGCGTCTCCTCCATCATAAGAAACCATAGAGGCAAGTCCTCCTGTTACTAGGTCTCCGTCGTAAGAATGTGTATGTTCAAATACTACCGCTGGGTCTGTAAATAATTCCCATACAATACCTGTCCAACGCCATCTAATGCCGCCAGATTCAAATGTTTGTCCAACCGCAGGGCTGGATGGAAATATTGTAGCCATAAAACTATTATACCTTAACAGCGTATGAAGGAACAGATATCTGTGATTGTGTCTGAGCAACTAGATAGTAATTGCTATTTTCTGTGTAGTGTGCATATTGTGTAGCACTTCCAGGAGTCTTGGCAACATTTAGAACTGGAGTAGGAGCCCAGTATTGTGGTGTCTCTACTGGTGCTGGCAAGAATCCTGTTGCAATATATGCAGCTTTAGAATATTTATTATTAAATTTATCATATAGGAAATCTGCATCTTCATGGTATGTTCTACCATTCATGTTTCCGAGGGTAGTAAATGAAGCACCTTCTAAAAGCCCTGTTGTCTTATAATTCTTAATTGTAGTATATGTGTTTGTAGCTGGATCATAATATCCAAACCAGTAGTCGAATAGAACTCTAGATCCCTTGTCTACTGCTGTATAGCGAGTACCTGAGATATAGCACTTACCTTGATATGAGAATGTAAATGTCTCATCTGCTGAAACTGATGGGAACCCGTTCATTTTAGCAATTGGAGACCATGTGTTTGTAGATCCATTCCACTTATATGCTAGGTTGCCGTAGTAGTGTGATGTTGGTACGTTAGATGTCTCTAGGTAGTGTTGTCCAAATGTATAAACATTTCCATCTCCAGGAGCACACATAAGAATGTTCATTGTATTAAGAGCATCTGGATAAGCAGCCTTAGCTGTCTGTGCAAATGCATTTGTAGACATATCCTTCTGAATAAATGTAGTATACATTGTCTGGCTATGAGCTTGTACTCCACCATTGGAGTTATATACTCCGCCGCCAATTATATAAAGTTTATTATTTACATAGTCATGTGCAAATGAAGCACCACGATAGTTATTTGAATATAAATCTTGTGAAGCAAATGTTGAGCAGTTTACTACTTTACCTGCATAGTAAGCATTGTTAGATACGTTATATGTAGGGTATGTCCATGCATAATCAGTTCCGCCAACATTTCTTGTTGTAATAGTGTTTGTTAGCTGAGTTGCAGGAGTTGTAGGAATAGTAATATTTGGGGTAGTGTTTGTATTTGAGCTAAGACCAGATGCAACTATAGCATTTGAATTTGCTGGCCAGTATACATAATCGCTATCGCTTACTAGTACAATTTTTGCCCATTGTTTTGATGGGTTAAAATTAAAGGCTGTTGAAAAATCTGGAGTAGGAAATGATGAATCAATTACATTTCCATCTCCGTCAAGAATATTAATGTATGCAACATTTACTGGGGCAGATCCACTAAATGTTAGATTATAAATACCTGCGTTTACAAGCATGCCTACGTTAAGAATAAATATTCTTTGCTTTACCTGCGCTGATGTAGATGGTGCTTTGAACGTCAAAGTACCGCCGAGGGCGGGTAAGGAGTTTTTGGATACTAGATCCAGTGTTACTGCCATTTAGATCTCCTTATTTTTCAGTATTCGGTACAGCTACCCATTCTTGGGAATCTTCATCCCAATAATGTCCAATTAAGAATGATTCTCCACTAGGTGATACCCAATTAAAACTTTCATCTAGAATCCATGACTCATAAGGCTTTGGATCTATAAATTTTTTATTATCTGGATCCCAAGAATCGCCTGCGTTTGTATCTTTAGTGCTTTCTGTAACCTTTATATATGTTCCAACAAAAAGTGATATGTTGGAATCTTCGCACTCTATTGTATTCTCAACAATATTTTCTTGATTAATTTTAGCATATTTACTCATGGTATGTAGTACCTCACAATTACTGCTCCAGAATCTCCACCGTTTCCATTAGGCTGGGAGTTTACAGTTGCATTTCCATGTCCACCATGTCCATATGCAGAATATCCATCCCAACCCTGTGATCCATGTCTTCCATCTGGAGACTGTCCATATGCTCCACCTCCAAATGAGTGGTTGCTTCCTACAATATCACTTACGTGACCAGCACCTCCTGATGGATAGTTACCAGTAGTTCCTTCTTGACCAGCTCCCATTGCTCCACCTCCGCCACCTGAAGCACGATTATTACCGTGGCCACCATGTGAAGCAGAAGCACCTCCAGCATGTCCACCATGAAAAGCTGGAGATCCTGCTGTTCCTAAACCAGTTCCAGCAGATTGTGTTGTTCCAGAAACTGGAGCCTTATAGCTATAAGCTCCACCGTTTCCACCAGCATTACCAACATTGCTTCCACCATTTCCTTCGGATCCATGATCTCCACCACCACCACCACCTAATGCATAAACGTTACCAAAAAAGCTAGTGCCACCGTTTCCACCAGTGCTACCACCGCTTCCCGCACCACCTATTGTTACTGATGTTGTTCCTACAGCTTGATATGCTGTAAGCTTTACAACGTTTCCGCCTCCGCCGCCACCGCCACCGCCGTGACCAGAGTGATTTCTTCCACCGCCACCGCCGCCACCGACAACTACAACATTTACTAATGGTAAAGCATTGTTGGGTAGTACAAAGTTGCCAGAGCCTCTAATTATTGATGGAAAAGATGGTATTGCTAATTTTCCTATTGAAGGATCGGCAGCAAACGGATTATTAAAAACTGTAGTTGACTTAACTTTAGCTTTGTAAAGGCTAACCATATCGTTTGTTGGAGCAATAACATCTATTCTTGTAAAAGCATGTGACACGTTAACAAGTCTGTTTAGAGGTGCGCCAGTAGAAGTTCCAGAACCTACAAAATAAGCATAACCAGATTCTTGATTTGTTGAATAGAGGGCATAGTATCCAGATGTTCCACCCTGAGCCCATGAACGGTTGTATGTTTGCATGTGAATAGATGCAACAAACGTCATGTTTGCTTGGCCTCCGCCACCTCCGACTGCTGGTAGTGTATTAAATCCTGGCATTATGCATCAAGCTCCGATCCGAATAGATTGAATGCGATTGATGTTGAGGGAGCATAGATTTCAACGATATCTCCTGCTGAAAGAGTCATTGAAAGTTGAAGTGCTTGTGATACACCGCCAGCTGCTGCTGTGTCGTATACAAGAGTCTGCTTGTCGTTAGCGGCTGCGCCTGCTACACGAATACGCACACGGTATAGAATATCGTCTGCTGTTAAATTTGCTACGGTAAGAGATGAGCATACTGCCTCCTTACCTGTTGGCACAGCGTATAACTGTGTCCATGTTGAGGCTGCGGATGGTAATACCTGCCCCAAAACCTTATAATGAATTGCCATATTAAATCATGCTCCCTATGAATAGCACATTGAAGTTAGTCGATGCGCCAGTAATTTGATTTAGAGCACTTGTTTTAGCAGAATCAATATCTGCCAATGCTGTTGCTCTGTCAGCATTTACGTCAGCCAATGAGTTAACTCTCTTTGTTTCCAAATTTGCAAGAGCTGTGGTCTTAGCTGTGTTTACCTCAGCAATTTTATCTGCTGTTGCGGTAACAATATCATTTACTCCAAGCATTCCGCCCAAAGTTTCTAGTGCTGATGCAAGATAGACTAGATCTTGTGCAGTATAGGTAGAAGCACCTACGCTTGCAGCGATCTCAGACTTGATAGCGGTAATTTCATTCGCTAACGAGGTATAGTCAGGCATTACATCAACTCCATTTTATTCATTTTTAGTGCCATGGCAATTTGGTAACCCATTTTTTGCCAGCCACCTTTTGTGTACTGCTCAAGTGTATCATGAGTGGTATTAAAATACAGGTCTCCGTGTCCAGGATTTTGTGGTCTTTCTTCTACAGTTCCGACTGGAATTGCTGATGCTGGAGCGGTAGCAGTAATGACTGTTGACGAGCTAGCCACTCTTATACTCATGGGGTTATAATTCCCGAAATATGAAATTTGACACCTGCGGTAGACGCAAGTCCTGTAATCTGCAAGTTCTGTGCGAGCACAGTACGCATGTCAAGGATCATAGTGTCATTTGCGCTAACAGCAATCTCATCTAGATATTCAACGCCGTCAAATCGAATTGTAGCGGTAGTTGCTGTAGCTCCTGTATTTGTAATGGAGATATTGGTTACGATGGCAGTCTTGTTTGCGGGAACGGTATACAACAGTGTTGATGTTGTATTTGCTGCTCCCCTAAAAAACTGTGTTGGTGTGTTTGCCATAATCTCCTACAATGCTCCCATAATTATACCAATTTCAGTGTCCAAAACGGAAGCCTTTGTTACGTTAATTTCATTATACACTGAAGTAGCAAAATCTGCATTATCTCCTATAGCCGCCGCAATTTCATTAAGCGTATCTAGGGCTCCAGGAGCCGAATCTATAAGATTGGTGATTCTGGTATCAGTATAGGCATTTGCGGTTGTTACAGCCCCAGCAACAGCTGTTGCAGTGGCATCTACGGCTCTCTGGTTAGTAAAGTATTTATTATTTGCACCTTCAGATAATGAATCTGTAGTTCTTGCTAAAAAGTCTGAGGCAAATGTAGTTGATGAGTATGGTGTTACCCATGTTGTAGCATAATCATTTGTTGAAGATTTGGCTGGAACCTGCCCAACTGTACCGCCAGTTGGAAGACCAGGGCCAGAAGGTCCAACAGGTCCAAGCGAAATTTCTACCCAATAAGTTCCATCATATGTATAGAAGTGTGGATCTACGTTATTAAACCAAAGATCGCCTTCTGTGTATGTGGATGGTGGGTTTGACCCAATGTGTACTGCTGCTCCGCCGCCAGATCCAACTTCGACCCAGCCTGTAGCGGTATAAACTCTAAAATTATTTGTTGTGGTGTTTAGATAAAAATCACCAAGCTTTGGGTTAGCAGGATTAGTTGCTAATGATATTGCATTTAACGGGACTAATCTTTTTATAGAAGACATTTATATTCTCCTTATCCCGTAATTACTACCCGATATGCTCCCGCTGATGGTGCTACTGCAAATGTCAAGGTCACGGCAGATGTGCTTGTTCTTGCTACACCAGTTTCTACTGACTCGTATGTTGATGCATCATAAACCTGAACAGTAACGTCTCTTGAACCGAGATTGTGGGTTACTGCAATTGATGTTGCTGATCCATCACCGATAACTGCTGTATACTTTCTAGCAATTGCATGGTAATTTGTTCCATCATTTGTGACTGTCCAGTTATCATTTGTTTCATTCCATAGAACTTCAACATCTGCTTCTGCACCACGTTCAACTCTGATTCCAGCGTCTGCAACTGGTGTACCAGTAAAGTCTGTATTAAGGTTTACCTTATTATCAACAATGTTTACCTGTGTTGTATTTACAGAGTTGATTGTTCCAGTTACGTTTAAGTTACCGCCAACTGTAAGGTTATTTGTAATTGTAACATCATTTGGAAGACCAATTGTTACGCTTGCGCCTTCTGATCCAGAACCACTAACTTCGATTTCGTTAGTTGTACCAGAAATTCCAGCTACATAATTTCCTGTTGTTTGTGATCCAAGATTAACATTCTTTACAACTACAGCACCATTAGTTACTGTAAAGTCATCGCTTGAGAAGCTTGCTACACCCTTAGTTGTATATGTTGCATCTTTTGCAGAAATTGTTACTGTGTTATTTGTAATTGCAGTATCAATTGGATCTGTTCCAACAAATGTTAGTGTATCTGAAAGTAGATTTACTGTATCTGTTCCAGTGTCGCCTGCAATTGAAAGTGTTGTTGCTACTGCTACAGTTCCCGCAGCAGTCAAACGACCTTGTGCATCTACTGTAAATGTTGGGATCGCTGTTTGTGATCCATATGAACCTGCTGTAACGCCTGTGTTGGGAAGGTCAACGTTAACTGCAGCTGTTTCAGATCCTGAACCAGTTACTGTGATTGTACCGCCTGAAGACGCTACAGTTGCTACATAGTTACCAGTTGTATCTGTACCTAGGGCGATGGAGTTTGCGTTTACTGTGGCATTAAGTGTTACGTTTCCATCTACATCTGTTGTTGCGGTACCACTAAGGTCTCCGCCAAGAGTAATTGAGACAAGACCAGTTGCTTGCCATGTTGTTCCATTGTAATAATAAAGCTTATTGTTAGAAGAGTTATAGAATACTCTTCCCTTGAATACCGATTCTGAGCCTGACGCTACTGTTGGATTAGAAGTCGCATTTTCAATACGAAGCTTCTGGATTTCCAACCCCGTCATATCAATCGGTGTTAAAAATTTACGTGCCACTTATATAACTCCTAGGTTTTTCAAATTACGACAGATATGCCTTCCCAGAAAACTCTGCCGCAAAACTAATTATAACAGTATTATCATTCTGGTACTGGACATGCCCTTCCACTTGGTTTCCATTATTATCTACTACGGTAACGTTTGGCTTAAAGGCCAATTTATGCATTGAAAATGGGATAGTCCATGTTGTAGACGAGATTAATTGCTCGTAGGCATATACTGACTCTGGGAGGGTAAATAGATCAACTGGAGTTCCCCAGTTTCCTGAATAGGTGCGTGGACCATACATTAAGTAGTCTGGCAGCTTGAGGTAGAAATCTCCTTCTACTGCATCTGCTGGAAATGTTGAAGTTGGTGTCTGGGTTCCACTTAGGATTGATTTACCTCTAGGACCTGGTTGCCCAGTATCAGAGATGATTACATCATTCTCTGTTGTGGTAATGTCGATAATATTAGAATTATCAATATAATTTACCATTAGACTACTGTCACCGCCCTAGAAACTTCTAGCCAACCTTCCACAAGTCTTGTGAGCTGGCCTGTTGGTATATGTTCAACAACTAAATCGTATGCTGATTTTGGATATGCAAACTTTGATGTTTTGTCTGGAGTAGCATTAACTTCAATTTTTCCCTGGAGGGGAGTAACAGTAATGCCATTACCTTGAGTCAAAGAAGCTAATACTTTCTTTGAGCCTGGTGCAGATTTGATATCCATAAATACACGATACTGTGTTAAATCAATTGGATCTCCGTCGGGATCTTTATAAATAATGGTAAAGGTAAAGTTGGTAGATTGATCTACCTTAAAATTTTTAATACCAGCCATTAATTAATCCCTCCAGATTAATTCAATTTTATCACAAAAACAGTTCTATGCTGATGTAGTGGTTAGGTCTACTACTTCGCAGTTATCTGCGCTGCAAGCGAAGGTCTGGCTTCCAGAAGTCATGTCTTCCTTCTCATAAAAAGCCAAATCTGACCAATTAATGCCTGAAGGCATTTTAGCCAATAGCTCTAAATACTCAACCTCAGAACATTCTTGGTAAGGTGCTTGCTTATAGGTATGGTCTGAGTAAGGTAGGAATGAAATTCCAGATACCTCATCAAAGTGTTCGTATACCCATGCGCCTACTGCCATCCACTCGTCATCACGAACTGAAACAGTGATTGATGGCTTATGCTCACACCATGCTCTCTGATATACCAACCAAATATTTAGGTGGTCAATAGCAGTTAGGTCATTTCTAATAATTGCGCCCTCTGGTGCCTTTACTGGGAATGAAAATACTGTTGTAGAGTCTGGCTTCATAAAGTCTGGCTCATTTGGAACTTCATATGCCTTCATTAGCTCTGTAAGAGGATCTTTATTGTCCGCTCTTACTGTACGAACATAATATTCGCTGTGCCATGGGTGCATTCCTGAAGATACGCCTACAAGTTGTGAGACGGTTCCAGAAGGCTTTACGCAAGTAATCGCTGCGGAAGCAGGAATATTGATTGATGCCGCTTCCTCTGTATTGATTTCACGAGCATACTCACGAAGTCTTTCTAGGAATCCTTCTAGATCTTTTAGGTTTTCCTTTCCAGACATGAACTTATGTCCAAACTGGCCTGTTAGGGAAACTCCTAGTAGTCTTTCTTCTTCTGTATTATCTTTCCAGATCTTACGAAGATACTTAAAGTCTGTAAGAGTAGATTGCCATGTGCCAAGGATTGTAGCTAGTCTTACCTTGTTAGCAATTGTCTCTTTTGTGTCATGCTCACGAATAACAACTTCTGACAAGTTGCAGAATTGGTATGGACGAAGAATAATTTCTGAGCAAGGATTAGTACCGTAATGTATCTCTGGATCTCTGCGACCCCATCGAGATGCTTGCTTCTGTGCTGCAGCAACATTGTAAATACCACGCTCTCCTGACTTTGAGTCATAGAGATTCTTCCATTCAGCAATAAACTGTTCCATCTCTGGCTTACGAGAATATGCAACTGAGTTGTTTGAGAGTGCACGTTGTGAATTGTTCTCCCACCAGTTACCAGTTTTTGCTTGTGCCATTTCAATGTCGTTAATGTTTGAAAGAGAAATCATAGCAGAACGACGAACGCCACCCACTACAACAATCTCACCAATCTTGCACATAATGTCATGGCATTCAATTGGCTTTAGTTGACGACCAGTTGCATTCTTAAACTTTGCAATTGTAAAATCAAAAAGGTTAACTAGTGGCTGTGGTCCAGATGAACGTCCACCCATTGTCTTAAGTCTAGCTCCTGCTGGACGCAACTTAGAAACATCAATTACTGGAATCTGTCCTGCCCACAACATAGCAAGTAGTTCCTTGTATGCCTTTGCCCAACCCTGCTTAGAATCTTCTACTACAATTGTAGTTGTTGTCTTTTCTAGCTTCTCTGGAACGGCGGGAAGTTTATTGATGTACTTATACTCTACAGAGAATCCAACACCTGTACCACACATTAGAATATACATTGTTTCATCAAATGATCTTGGTGAATCTACTGGAACAAATGAGCAATTGTATCCTGCTACATTATCTCTTTCAAGTGCTGCTCCAGCAGTCATGACAGAACGCATTGATGGCATGATGTCAAGATTATAAACTGCTTCACGAAGTTCTTTAAGTAGTTCTGGCTTTGGAGTATATCCATGATTTTTACCTAAGTGGTTTGTCATGAATCCAAAGTATCGATCTACAGTTTCACCCCAGGTTTCTCTACGATTCTCTGACTCTATATATCTTGCATAGCGAGATAGAGCAATAAATTCCTGATAAGGTGATGGTAACGACATTTTTGTGAAACTCCTTCTAGTGCCTTCTGGCACTTAATAAATTTTTTGTTGAGATATAATCTTACCACAAGCTTTTACGAGTGCGGAAGTGTTTATGCAATGTTTTTTAAATGGGAAAAAGCTTTTTCGGTTAAGGTAAGCCAATCATATTGTTTATACATTTCATCTAGATTACTCAGGGCAGTTTCAACATACTGATCATATTTATAAACAACTTCTGTCATTAAATATTTTAAGTGGTCGACATCTGGATGAAACATTTTTCCTGGAAGCATTAATGGCCAAGGAGAATCTCCAAGTGTTGACTGTAGCTTTAGGGTTATAAATTCTTTATATGGTGCCCAAGCCTCTGTGCAAATTACTGGCATTCCCGTCGCCATTGCTTGAATAGGAATAAAACCAAAACCCTCTCCATAGGACGGGTAGATCAAACAGTGATGAGAATGCATAAGCATAACTAATTCTTCATCAGACATTTCTTTTGAGACAAACTTAATATTAGGATATTTAGAGAAATCAACTCTTTCGCCAAACATATCGTAAACCCTTATTGTGCTTGTCTCATGACACTTTACAGTTAATTCGACATCAGGGTTATTTCCAAATGTTTCTATAAATGTCTTTACAGTTAAACTTCCACCTTTTCTCTCTGATGGTTCACCAATGTGTAAAAATCTAAACTTTGATCCAACAGTTCTTTTTGTAGAATTCTTCCATACGTCATGCAGTCCATGCTTATAAATCTTTATTGGTCTTGTTACACCCTGCTCTTTATATACCCAAGCATTGAAAGCGCATGTAGCCCATACTTCATCACACCGATTCATATTTTCTTTCCAGAAATGAGGCAAAAGGGTTGACTCCCAGGGTGTATATCCGATAGTATATTGAGTGGGCCTGTTGTATTTGTATGCGATGGGTGATATGAAATTGAGCTGAAGATCAGCTTTAGCGTTGTTTGGAGTGACCAAATGACCTAATTTCTGAAGGGAAGTGATTATGCCCATGCTGGCCTGGCCGTATCCAACGGCGGGATTATATCCAGATTCGGATGTAAAAAAACTTATATGCAAGGGGTACTACCTTTCGCTTCAGAATATTTTCAGTATATCACAAAGATTTTTTAAAAAAAAGTCTTGACAAGGTACAAGAAAGAGGTTATTATAATAATATGAGTAAAAACCTAAGTATTAGGTTACTTAGTTATTTATTAATATTTATATTAGGAATTAATATTACTCCTAGTATAGATTTTAGTAGATATACAAAAGAACCGTTAAAAAAGGTAAGTAACTTAGAAGATTTAAAGACTACTCGTGAATATCAGGAGTACCTTGAATCTTTAAAGAAAACCATGGAAATTGTGAAAGCTAGAACTAATAAGCTTGAGCAATTTAAAAAGGCTAAGAAGTTAACTGACGAAGACCTTGCTATTTTATTGTATTTAGTAGGCTTTGAAGGTAATGAGCTTAAAAAGGCCTGGGCTATCGCAAAAACGGAGTCCAATGGCCGCCCCGTGGCATATAATGGTAATACAAAGACTGGAGATAGTTCTTACGGGATTTTCCAAATCAATATGATTGGAAGCCTAGGGCCAGAGCGTCTTAAGAAGTTCGGGCTTGATAGCAATAAGGAGTTGCTAAATCCAGTTACCAATGCAGAAGTTGCATTTCATATGTCTAAGGGTGGAGAAGATTGGTCCTCATGGACTAATTCAATCCAGAAAGCCAAAACATGGGTACTTAACTTCCCTAAAGTGGATCTAACCCCTTATAAAATACCAGTCGAAGCTTGACATTCGGTAAAATCAAATGATACAGTTAATCTATGCAAATAGATAACACTGGGGTAATTGATATCAGAGTCGTAAGACAGTGGCTTGATACTCGCACAGACTTTTCACATAATGTTTCGTGCAGTGTCAAGCTACTTTCTGGTTTTGACGATAACGGTGTGTACCTATTTTGCCTAGAATGTAATGATAGAGTGTATATAGGACTGGACACATACAAAACAATGGAACGAGAATTAAATGGCTGAAGAAAACGATAATATTTTACTTGGAATCTATATACAACTATCAAGAGTGTATGATATGCTTATGATTATAGCCGACGGTGTTGGTAAGGGCGAAGAAGCCTTAGAGATTAGAAATCTTCATGCAGAAGGTAAGATCCTTACACCACCGCCATCACTAGTGGAGGATGAAGATGCCTAAATATTTCGTAACATTGAATCTAGAAGTAGATATCAACAAAGTCGACAATATTGATTCCATCATCGATTCTTTCGATCTTCTCGGTTCTGCTGAAAACACAGAGGTGTTAGAGGTGTCAACTGAAAAGGCAGAAGAATACGAGGATGACTTCGAAGACGAAGAGTATTAAAAAATAATCCCCCAGGATTTCTCCTAGGGGATATTTTTTTAGAGCTTATTAGCCCTTTAGAGCCTTGAATGTTTTTTGATCAACAATACCAGTCTCTGGAAGACCTTTGGCCTTCTGATAAGCCTTTACAGCTTTTTCTGTTGCAGGACCAAACTCGCCGTCAGCCTTAAGTTTTAATGCAGTTTGAACAACTTTTACTTTTTGTCCCTTTGCACCAACTTTAAGATCAACGAACTGTGCTGGCGCAGCAGGTGCTTTTGCTGCCGCTGGCTTAGCAGGTGCTGCTGGAGCGTCAGAAGATCCAACTTTAGATAGTAGTGGTAGGTTTTCTTCTCCAGCATAAACTGGACGTCCCCAACCAACTACAGCGTTAATTAGCTTCTTCTTATTATTCTTTACGTATGCACGAGTTTTCTCTACGCACATTCCGCCATTTCTTTGATCGCCCTTAGCAGTTCCTGAAGTGTTACCTTCGATAACTTGAATTGTTCCATCACCGTTATTCTTGATGCAAAGTCCAACGTGTGAAATTCTGTTGACTCCATCATCTGGGAAATCGAAATAAATCCAATCTCCTGGTGTAGGATCATCGTTACGAGCATCTGCCCAACGATTATTCTTCTTAAACCAATCTGAAGCTGCAATGGTTGCTGCAGTCTTTGGGTACTTCTTTGCGTCTAGGCCTGCAGTAAATGCACACCATGAAACGAAAGATTGGCACCAAGGCAAGAAGTTTGCACCAGTCCATTTACCATACTTGGTTTCGTTATCTTTAGGTCCCTCGATAGTTCCTACTTCTTTTTTAGCAACTTCAATGATTGCTTCTAGAGAGCCTTTTGCTGACACTACTACTTCACCGTCTTCTTAGCTGCAGTTTTCTTTGCTGCTGTCTTCTTTGCGGCTGAAGCAGTCGCTGCTGTTTCTAGCTTCTTTGTAGCTTCTTTAACTACAGATGTTGCTACACGTCCAAATGCTGGATCCTTCTTATTCGCCCAACGGATTAATGTTGGAACGGCGGAAGACCAAAGAGCATTTGCAACAAGTAGCCATTCAGATGAACCAAAATCAACTGGTGATCCGACATTTGCTGTTTGCATTACGATTACAATTGCACCGATTACTTGACCTGCAAGGTTACGGGCATATGAATCTAGCATTGCTTTATTGATTGACATATATGTTTTCTCCTTTAAAATATCCTCAGTGGATATACCTCTATTCTATCAGGAATAGAAAAATGAGCAGTTTACATGGCCATGCTCAGGGCCCTTATGCCCGCACTAAGCTATCCGCAAGAAAGGTAGAACGGAAAGTAACACGGCGGTGCACATATTAATTATAGCCTATTTGATCTTAATTTGTCTAGGCTTTTTCTCTTCTGGAATCTCTCTTTTTAGAACTACATTGAGGATTCCATCCTTATAGTCAGCAGAGTCTACTTCCCAATACTCCCAAAGAGTAATAGTTTTAGCAAACTTACGAGTTGCAATACCCTTATGTAGGTATTTTGGCTCTTCGTCCTGCTTAGCTTTTTCTCCTGAGATTGTTACAACATCATCTTCGATCTTGATAGAAATCTCGTCTTTTGCAAAACCAGCGGTAGCCAGTTCTAGCACACGAGTATCCTCATCAATTTCTCTGATATTAAATGGAGGGTATGAATCCTGCCATGATGTTGCCGTAGATGCCATAGTTTGATTCCATAGATGATCTACGAACTTGAATGGGTCATAAACGCTGACCGTTGAGTTGATATAATTTACCATTTTTGCTCCTTTATTAAGCGAGTTAGATTTAGCACTCCCCGAAGCAGAGTGCTAACTATATTATATCATCTGGGTAGAGATCTAGCCAGTCTGGTCCTTCTTCCCTATCACATTTACCATCATTCTTCATATGATTATATTATCATATATAGTGATCAGTGCGCCGAAAATATGACACCCAACCCCATATAGCGTATAATGGCCATATGGAAAATGAACTATACGACCAGCTATCCCCAGAAGAAAAAGCATTTCATGATGCCCTAGTGTCCGTAACGGACAAGTATGGCAAATTTGATGATAATGGTGGGGTATGGGTCGGATATGTATCTGCTGCAGAAAATAACGATAATCCACCTGGAATTAAGTGCGGTAACTGCGCTTTTTATGAAGGTAATGGAGTATGCCACATAGTGGCACGTTCAGTAGAAGAAGGCGGGCTATGCAGATTAGCAGCAATTCCAGATAGCCTCGCTACAACTAAATTCTGGAATGGAGCCTTTGTAAAATAATGTACACATATTACACTAAAATTGAAAATGTCGTCGATGGCGACACTGTAGATGTCTTTATCGACCTTGGATTTAAAGTATGGAGATCAGAGCGTATTCGCCTTGTAGGGGTAGATACAGCCGAAAAGAATACTCCCTATGGAAAAGCTACCAAGGCATACCTTACCCAACTTTTGGCGGGGAAGCTCGTAAAACTCGAAGTCTTCAAACCAGATAAGTACGGTAGATATCTAGGTAAGATCTATATCAATAGCGAAATATCAATCAATGACCAAATGGTATCTAAAGGTATGGCTAAGGGTTATATGGGAGATTCCAAAGTAGGACTTTGGACTGAAGCTGAATTAAATAGAACTACAATAGATATTACTCTGGAATAGAGTCATATTCGTCTAGAGCAAGAAGAAGTTCCCTTGCTATCCCGTCGAAATTTATTGATCCATTATTAAAATACTTACCTGACTGTATAAGCTTTTGTAGCGTATCAGCTAGATATTGCTGTTTTGTCATATCCCGTCCTCCTAATTTAATAGACGTAGATAATCAATTATAAGTTATATAGTCATTATTAGCAAAATACTCTATATGCCCTGTTTATTTATGATCTATACAAAATGTTAATAAATTTTTAATTTGTATGATGCAGCATTTGGCGATGTCCGATTTGTCCTAATAGCGAGCACATATTTGTGAGCAAGGTCACAAAGTTTTTTTTCAAAATGTCCGATTTATCCGTGTTGTCCCCTTGAAAATGTCAGTGGTGTATGTTAGGATACATAGTATAAAGAATAAGAGATAAAGGTTATCTCAAAGAAAGGAAAACAAAATGTTTTCACTAAATTATAAAGTAGGCGGTAGTTCAACTACCCTCCTAGTTCCATCTGAGGAATACGCAAATAGTTTCCTCGACCTAGTTGCTGAAAAGCAAGTAATAGATGAGGTAAATCTTACCTATCTACCAAACTACAAGCCTAGCAAGCGTGTAGTATTCGCTACTACTAGAAGTTGGGAGTAATTCAATGAATGAACAAATCCTACTAACTAAAATGGGTTTCTCTACTCATTCCGCTCTTTCATCCTCTATCGTATCTGATGAATGGGAGCGATTCGCTACCTGCTCAAAATGCGGTTTAGATATATCTGCCTTTTGGGTAGATGATGAAGACCGCCTTAGCGGTTGGTCATCCTGGAAAGCCACTAGTGGCTTATGCCAGGCGTGATATAAATCACATCCAGCTCTCGGCGTGTCGCCTTGATATTGTCGGGAGTATCTGATAGTATTTACATATACAAATAAATAAATAAGAACCTAAAGAAAGGGGACAAAATGTCCGCAAATGTATATTCAATCGAAAACCTATTAGTAGGTAAAACCTATCGCTCAAATAGCCTAACAGGTGAAATAATCTCAGCCGAGCCTCACCCTAAAGGTGTATGGTATGAGGGTTGCGATTCCTACTTAGTAGAAATCCGTAATGCTAATGGCGGTTATTCTTATCGCACAATAGCGGTAAAGGTAGGTGAGTAATAATGAAAATCACTTACTCAATATGGCAGGGCTCTATTATCAAGGGCTCAGGATTCACCGCCTCTAAAATGTCGGAGGTCGCTGATACAATAAAAGAACTAAACGCAACAGACACTAAACCAAAGTTTGAGGCGTATATTAGCAAAATCGAACAGAACTAACGAAAGGAAAACTAAAAATGGAAATACAAATCGAATTCTCAAAATGGGGTTTTGGTTTTTACTCTGATTTTCTTGCGCTAGATTTTACTTGGGGTTTTCTTGGCTCTCTTGTAGTAATCTATTTCGTAAATAAAATTCTAAAGCGTAATGAAATAAAATTATTTCGTAAAAGAGTAAAATAAAATGATGACTAGAAAAGACTACATCACCGCTGCGGATATTCTAAATCAAGCATATCCAGAAAATCCCGAACTAATTTTAGAGATGGCTTCTGATTTCTCTGATTATTTCGCAAAGGATAATCCTAGATTTTCCCGCCCTCGATTTTTTGAGGCAGTAAAAAAAGGCTGGTGAGATAACTCACAAAACTGATCGGCGTGTCGCCTTGACAAATCTGCGACACGCCCGACAGCGGCGGCTCTCGAACAGATGTTCGAATTAAGAGGGCTCCAAAATGTGGTGTAAATCACAAAAAAAGTTTCCCGACACGCCCGAAAAACGGGTCAAAATGTCAGTGGTCTATGTTATGCTAAAGGCATAGAAAATAAAGAAAGGAGTTCAAAATGAACTTACTAAATAACAACTTCTACAAAGTCCCTAGTGGATTTTTTCAGATTAGCAACAATACTAATCTAGATTGCGACCATAAAGGTTTCGCAGATAAAAAAGGTTTCACCTATTCAAATGGTAAAACTTCAATAATCCGCACTTGTGAAAAATGCGGTTCTGAAAAAAGATTTTCTTCCTACATGAAAGGTGGTCGTAAATAATGGCTAACTTAGAAATATTTGAAATGAATGAAAATGGTGCTGGTTGGGTATCATTAGAAAATGCTTCACAATCAACTAAACTTGATTTGGAACTTGCTTTGCTAACTAAAGCAGAAATGAAAATGCTCTGCTTCAAATGCCATGTTGAAATCCCTCGTGGTAATGTTTGTGTAAATCACAAAAATGTAAAAGGTGCGATTTATTTCGCAGATTGAAAGGATAAAAATGGATTATCAAATCACGATAAACTATTCAACTGATAATGATTATTTGAATGAAAATATTCAAGCGTTATTAGAAAACACTTTGCCATTCATTGTTGATAATGTAAAAATACATTTCGATTTTGATAACTAAAAAATAAATATTGGTGCGTTAGATTAGTTTGGTAAAATCACCACACTGTCACTGTGGAGATCATGGGTTCAAATCCCATACGCATCGCTAGCTGCGACACGCCCGACAGCGGCGGCCCTGTGGATAACTTTTTGTCAATACGACACGCCGAAAAAACGCCGTGAAATTTTGTGATTTCTATCACAATGTGACGCACACCACATGTGATGTGGCTCACAATGTCCGATTTATACCCATTTTTGGCGGGAAAATGTCAGTCCCCCCTGCTAGAATTGTGGCATAGAAAAAAGAAAGGATAACTAAATGAAAATTTGTTGCTTCTGCGAAATTGACTTAGATAATGACGCTAAGTTTTGTTGGAATTGCCTAGAATACAAAGGCGTGATGTCCGTTGAGGATTTTGAAAAATACTATGGAGAAAGGATTTACTAATGTCAGATTATCTTGATTATCTAGATGAAATCTACGAGGAACTCGTAGAGGAATTCGGTCATGAAATTGAAAGTAATTGTATTCATGACTAAAATGTGAGGTATCTCACACCGACACTAGGGGCTAAATCCCCCGAAATGTCAGACCAATAGTGTAGGATTTATTCCATAAATAGAAAGGACAACTCAATGAAATTAGATGAGTTCAAGGCTCTTGTTGAAGCCCAAAAGAAAAATCAACACGCAGAAAATCTAGCCAAAATTATGTCGGTGGCTAGTGCTACAATAGAAACCGAAAAAGGAAAGGATAACTAAGATGAAAAAAAATGTTTTGATTTCTTTCATTACCGAAGCCGATACAGATTTGGGTGCGGTATTTGATTTGAATAAAGTATTTTTAGCGTTGCCTGAAAGCGACCTAAAAAAGTTTGATGTATTTGATGTGTTAGATGTAGAGGAGAATAAATAAATGACTTACAAAATCAGATTAGAAACCTATTCAGGCACAGTAAAAAATCTAACTTTGCCAAATCGTCAGGCGGTAGAAAATTTTATTTCTACTTATCCTGAAAATCTGCCCGTAGGCGTTTCCATAAAAATGGATTGCGATGTCTTGGGTATTCGTGGTATCCTTAGAGGTAAAAAAGAAAGGGCGGTTCAATAATGGAACTCTCAACACTAAGCAAAATCAGCGACCTATTCAAGCAATTAGAGGAAAAAAGATTTCCTAATAGTTCGCTAAATAATACAACTTCAATGGCTAGACAAATCGGCACAATGTCGGTTTTTATTTCAGAAAAAAATGCTAAACAAATAATCAAAATGTTAGAAAGAGAAATGGGAGAATTCAATAATGATTAGCACCGCACTAAAAATTCAAGACGCAACACAAAAGGCTTTCATGGATGAAAATATCATGATGATGGCAGGATTTATTTTTACTCACAGAAATAATGTTGATGATGAAATGATGTCAAAAATGCTTTTTGATTATTCCGCAAATTTATCTGCTCTCGTTGCCACTTTGGTAAGCGAAGCAATTTTATCAGAAACACAAATGAAAGAAATGATTTCAGAAATCGAAAGTTTTGAAAAAATTTCTAAAGAAGTTTTAGGAGAATAAAATGACAACAAATAGAATTTTAACAACGCTGGTTCAATTAATTTTAGCTGGCGTAACAATTCCGCTTTTAATTTTAGCAATTAAAGATTTTAAACACGATCTAAAAAATAGATAGTTTAATTTTCAACTAAATCCGACACGCCCGACAGCGGCGGGCCTGATTTGTCCGATTTACGGCATTATGTCCGTTTTGCCAGAATTTGCAGATTTTTTTGTGAAATTTATCACACGACACGCCGTATCAAAATATGAGATTACTTACGAGTAGGTTGAAAAATGTCAGTGGGTTTTGGTAAACTTGTAGGTATAAAGAAAGGAAAAACTAAATGCGTTCATACTCAATTGTAGATTTGCTAGTAGACCAATACTATGCGCCTACTTCTCTCCGCCGCCGATTTAACGGGGGTATCATAAACTTCGCAGAAAAGCGTGAGGATATTTATTTATCTGAGGGCTATGAAGCGTTCGCAATTCGCTATCGCCCAACAGGGTCGTTTCAAGACCAATGGGCAACAGTAGCGGTAAGGGTGTCCGACTAAATGTCGGCGCCTTCTTGTATAATTAAATTCTAAAGAAAGGAAAAAAAGAATGTCACAATTCGCAAACTGGAAGGCTTACCCATTCACGGTGGATGGCGTAGAATTCGTATCTCTAATTAATCCTGAAGGTACAATGTATAAACAGATACAATTAGTACCTGCTCAGATATTTACTGCTATGAATGCTGATGCTATCCGTCAGTTAATCGGTAAGGTATCTATCATGTCTAAGTCTGAAATTCAAGATGAACTAGACAAGATCAATAAGGGTTATTCAGAAGCCTACTTAGCCCTAGCCTAGTCTAGTGGGGGTCTGCTTGTCAGACCCCCCTGATAGACTTATCTTATAAAGAAAGGAAAAGAAAATGTCTGCTATAAAAAGACTAATTGAAAACATACTCGCTTGCGATACCTGCTATGGAAAAGGTTATACAGGTTGGGTTTCTCCTGACGGAGACTATGATTTTGAGTATTGCGAGTGTAATCCTCAGAACCTAATTTTGGAAGGAAGCGAGGTAATTTTCTAATGGAAATTTTTCTCTGCGATAAATGCGATACTCTCGCTGAAGTGTCCCTTCAAGGTGATACAATAAAACTAAAGAAATGCGCTTGTCTAACACTAGATTGGAAAGAATAATGGACTACTTATACTCGCTAACTATCTCCTATGACGGAGAATTAGTTTCAACAACCCGCTCATCGGATTTGCTAGAAATAGTAAATGCGTGGAATAAATGCGTGGACTTTGGAGATGCTAAAGAATACGCAACCTACAATTTATCAGACCCTAGTGGTAAAATGTATACTAAGAACTTTCATAGAAATGGAGTAGTAAATGGGAAGTAATTTATCAACCGAACTATCAAGTGGATTGCTAGATTTGGATTTGGAACAACAGATAACAATTCAGTTGCGTGGTAATCATTATCCACCCGTTCCTTATTCAATGGTTTCAGTTTGTATTGAAGCGATTGACGCATACAACGAAGGCGAACACGATAAAGAAATAAATTTGCCTGAAGGTGTAAGTTGGCGTGGAAAACTTTCCGCTCCTGCGTCTGCAATTATTGACGGACACCACTTGTGGGATTGGATTATTGAAAGCGAATTGTGATCTAATTCGTAAATGCTGCGGCGTGTCGACTTGACACGACACGCCCGACAGCGGCGGGTCTGAAATGTCCGATTTACGAGCTTTAAGTAGAAGCTCCCAAAATTTGTGGAATGTCAGCGCATTATGCTAGACTAGTTTATTATGAGAAAGAAAACAACTGAGGAATTACGGCGACTAATGGAATTGCGCCGTAGTAATGCAGCCACGCCTGTAAAAAATAAAAAGGCTTATTCTCGCAAGCGCAAGCATAAATGTCGCCCCTATGGTGTAGAATAGAATAAAGAAAGAAAGGAAAACCATGAATAAATGCTCTTCATGTGGCGTAGAAACTACGCAATTTATTACCGACGACGGGGAATACTATTACCCAATGTGTGGTGAATGCTACTAATGAAATTAAAACGTTCTAACGATAGAAAGGTTGCAAATGCAGTCTCACCCAATGGAAAAACCCCAACAATTGCCAACACTTTTGGATTGCCTGCTGGAAAAGACTTCTCGTGTCCTGGTGCCACTAGTGTTTGTGAAAGCGTTTGCTATGCAGGAAAACTCGAAAGAGTATACAAGGGAGTAAGGGCTGTCCTGCTGCATAACTGGGAACTCCTACGCAATGCAGATATTGAAACAATGTCTCTATTGATTGATGAGATGATTGTTGACTTTGTTGCAGATTGTGAGAAAAAGTCTGCAGATAAATTATTCCGTATCCACTGGGACGGTGATTTCTTCAATGACACTTACGCATACGCATGGAAGGCTGTTATTGCTAATCATCCCGACGTACAATTTTGGGTATACACTCGTGTAAAGTCTGCTGCTCTAATTCTAAAAGATATTCCTAACCTATCTCTTTATTACTCTACCGATGATGAGAATAAAGATATTGCTCATGAACTAAAACTAAATGACGGTATTCGCCTTGCTTATCTAGGAAAAACTTTTGCTGTCACCGAAGACAAAATGAAAGAATTAACTGGCAAGCCTGGTGCAAAATGCCCTGAGAATGCAAAACGTATTCCGTTGATTTCGACTAACGGTAGCGCATGCGTATCATGCGGTCTATGCGTTTATGGTAAAGCAGATATTCGATTTAGCGCAACTAAAAAATAGGAGAAAAAATGAAACTATACAATGCATACATGGCCCTCTATTTAGGGAATGAAGAACAACGACAAGCTGCACAAGAATATTTAGATTCCTTGGAAGAGGATCAAGAGTAATTGGGTTACTTAATTTTAATTGCAGGAGCTGGGATCTTCTTGGTCCCCGCTTTTATAATTTATATTTTATATAAGAAAAGCTGAGGCCCGCCCCGCACAAAAGCATTTGTCAAATTACGACGTTGTGATTTTTCCCACAAAAGTTTTTGAGAAAATGTCCGATTTGCCCCATTTCTAAGTTGCGGTCTGTCGGTCTGAAATGCTAAACTATTATTACCAACAAACGAAAGGAAGCAAAAATGGCTAAGACACCAAAAATCGGTGAAACCATTACAACTGCTCAGAGCAAAGTTTCTGGCGTTGTAAAGGAAGTCGTAAAGAACCCATCTGGCTCGGTGCGTGTTCGTCTTGATGTAGAGGGCGAAACTCGCTGGACTACTATCAAGTAGTTTATCAGATAAAACTGACCTGAGCAAGTCAATGCTAAACTGCTCACCAAGTTTATTCTGTCGGTGTGGTCTGATAGAATAGTAATAACAACTAAGAAAGGAAAAAAATGGCAAGAAATGGCAAAGCAATAAATGTCAAGATACCTACACAAAAGGTTATCAAGGCATTAGAAACCAAGTTGGCAGAAATCAAAAAGGCGTATGCTGAACAAGGTGCTAACGAGGCTAAGTATCAAAAAGCCCGTGAAAAATGGCAGAAGGAAATTGGTAAGTGGGCTATTGAACACTTCTCAAAAGCAGAAAACATCAGAACCAATTATCGTAATTGGAACAAAACCCTAAATGTGGATTTTGACCTTATCGTAAATGAAACTGATTTTCCTGCTGAACCTGAAAAGGACTACGAGGTAATTCATCAACACTCTTACAATGAGATGAAAGAGGAAATTGAAAACGCTATCCGTATTCTGAAAATGACAGATGAGGAAGTAGTTTCCACTTCAACTTACAACGCTATCGCTAGATACTTGTAATCCTGATGGGGGAGGGGTGTTTGACCTCCCCCACCAAATCTGATAAACTAAATATAAGCAAACAAAACGAAAGGAAAAACGAATGTCCCCAGTATTCGGAAATAACAGCGATAGTTTCTATCGCAAGGGTGATGTATTCACAACTGGCAAGTCAGGTATCACAGGTCGCTTGGAGGAAATCGTATCAGTTAGACCAAATCTAACTAAGATTGCTCTACGCACACCTAGCAACCAACTTCGCTGGGCTATGGTAAAGATTGGCTAATCGATAGCCGATAGAAACAATGGCAGTTTCGGGAATGTTCTCGCCATATGTCTTAAGTAAGAATTCCCACCAAATTTTTAGCGGGTTTCGGGTGTGTAATCGCAATTGCCCCCGCTATAAATTCCCTGGATGATCATGCGGAGTACAAAACAAAAATAGTAGACTCGTCAGAAGACGTCCAGGGGCCCAATTGGGCCACGGTCCATTCGAATGCAGCTAGCTTGGTCACCTTTCTTTCCAGGCTGGCTGCAGGGGCGCCCCGCCAAACCCCGTTTGTCAAGTTACGACGATGTGATTTTGCCCACTAAAAAATGTCCGAATTGCCCTAGTTTGCCAATCTAACTAGACATATGTCCCCCATGTATGCTAGACTTGATAAGTATCCAATAGAAAGGAAAAAAAATGGCTACAAATCTCGCTCATAAGCAAGAAGTAGAAAAAGGCGATGTGTCTTTTGCTCTTGTTGATTCTCGCTCAAATCCCGCTTGGCACTCTTTTGCCAATAAGGTGTTCGATTCAGATTCAGGAGATGTTTCAATCTCAGAAATCATGAATGGTGCTAAACTCTCCAACTGGAATGTCCGTCTTGAAGATGTTGCGCCTCTTGCGCCACAACACAATTTCATTACTGATTCATTCCTTGTTGTTCGTGATAACCCAATGACCGATGGTGCTACTGATGTGCTATCTGTTGTAGGTTCTCGCTATAAGGTTGTTCAGAATGAAGAATTATTTTCATTCGCTGAAAATCTCCATGACGGAAATCCTGAAGTCAAGGTTGATTCTGCTGGCTCTCTAAAGCAGGGTCGCATTGTCTATGGTTCTTGGTCTTTGCCAAATGAACTAATCATTGACCCAAAGGGTGTTGCTGATAAGACAAAACTTTATCTTATCGTTTGGACATCTCACGATGGTTCTGTTGCTGTTCAAGCAGCAATCACACCTGTTCGTGTTCGTTGCCAAAACACTCTAAACCTTGCCATGCGTAATGCTAAGCAATCTTTCAAGATTCGCCACACGCAGACCGCAGATGGAAAGATTCTCGCTGCTCGTGAGGCTCTTGGTTTATCTGTTGCTTACTTTGACCAATTCTCAAAGCAGGCTAATGAACTTTATCAGGCTTCTATTACCGATAAGCAATTTTCTGACCTTATCCGTAATCTTTACCCAAAGCCTGAAAAAGATGCTAAGGGTGCGTTGAAGAAGTGGGAAAATAAGGTTGTCTTGATTGACGAACTTTATCATAACTCACCAACTAACGCAGGAATCAAAGGCACAAAGTGGGGTGCGCTAAATGCTCTAACTGAGCGTTTGGATTATTTCCGTTCTGCTCGTAAGGGTAATACGGAATCTCTTTCCGCTTCCGCTTCAGGTTTTGACCCTGTTATCACCGCAGAGAAAAATAAAATTCTCAAAGCGGTTGTCGCATTGTAAAATGCTACGGGGGCGCAGAAATGCGCCCCCCTATTTTTTTGATCTAAAGCTCGGCGTGTTGATTTGACAAAACAAGTTTTGCGGGGCGGGTCTGACTGTTTATTTTATCATTACGTCACAAGTTAAAAATGCCCTGGAATTTGCAGGATGTCAGTCCCATGGTGTAGTATTGTATTAAGGATAGAAAGGTAGATTATGAGTTGGCAATTAGAAGCCAGTTGCAGCGAGGACCAGCATGACTTGTTTTTCTCGCAGGCTAAAGGTAAAATGGATAGAGCAATACAAATTTGTGGCTCGTGCTCTGTAAAGGGTGAGTGTCTTAAGTTTGCTATTGATGAAAAAGTAGAGTTCGGCATATTCGGTGGTCTCACACCACAAGAAAGGAAAAAGAAATGGCTGATATGACAGACGACCTATTCTCAGATAGAATAGGTGAACATATTTTAGGTGCTATTCAGGTAGATATTGAAGAGCAACTATTTGAAGATTGGAATAACTCTAATCTAGATGAAGGCAATCTCTATGCTGAGTGGAGATTTTTTGAGTTCGCTACACCTGAAATAAAGAAACAATATAACGAGCACTACGGATATACAGAAGAGGATGAGTATTACTTATCATGCTAGGATATACTGCAGATGATGTTGAGCGTATGATTAATGCGGTTCATGATTCTAAATTATTTTATCTTAGATACCCGTCAGACTTAATGGATAAGTCACAGTTACGTGCAGATCTAGAAGATACAGTCAGCTTTTTGCAAGGTATACTAGCCGAGGGGCATGTCCAATGAGCACTAGACATAAACAGTGTACGCAATGCTATAATGGAAAGTATTACTTTTACAATGGTAAAGACGAACTAGTCGCTATCCCGTGCCCATTTTGCTAGGAGATAAAATGAGTAAAGAGTTTAAAGAACTTGTTGGAAAGGGTATTCTAGGGTTTTTGGGCCTAGGAGCCTTGGTTATATACGTTATCTACAAAGTATTTGTGGCCTAAGTCACACCCGTCATTATTGAAAATGTCCCTACCGCCTGCTAGGATTGATATATGAACGAATATATAAAAAACTACATTGAACTACACATCCAGTCCTTGAACCAGGACTTGGAGCAATTGTCTAATCGTATGGACGCTATAGACCCAAACTGTAAAGAGTTTGCTGATTTAGATATTGAGTATAACTGGACAAGTGGACAAGTGTCAGCGTGTTCCCATATACTAGAAGTAATAGAAGAAAGGGAGATAACAGGGTGGAACTAAACTCAGAAAAGTTAGACCCACACTTACAGCGTTTGGTTGACGCTGGGGTAAGCGGTCTAGATATAATGCATGGTCATCTAAAGATTCTTATGCTGGAGGCTGAGGCTAACTATGCAGAAGCGTCTAAGACCGAAGAAGACAATGACTATTCAGACGCCATGGAATCCATGGAACGCAAATATCATGAGGGTGTGCTAGACGCATATGTTCATCTATATAAACTTACCTATGACCTATCATTTGCAATCGCAGGAATGAGGAATCCTAATGAAGACTGAGTTAGACTTACAAGAACAAACAAGACGTGATGACGCATATGTGCAATTAAATAAATTAATTGACGGGCTGTCAGAGGTTAATGCATTCCCACCTTTAGTTTGGCTATGGGTGTGGGACATGGTTAAAGATAGATTAGATAGTTATTCTCCAGAGGGCGGAGAAGACTTTGTAACTAATCCAAAGTTAACTGAGAAAGATGTATTTGATTTATTCTGGGAAGACGCTGACAAAAATGGTTTCAGCCTTGAATACGGGCTGGAATACCTTGATGAAGCAATCTTTGACTGGATGTTAGAACGAGATATCATCATAAACCTTACGGAGGAAGAGGAATAATGTATCACAAACCAATGCTTGAAATACTTGAAGTAGAATACTCAGTTTCCCCTGGTGGTGTAGATGAGTTTGAGGTTTATTCATTACATGAAGAAGATGTTATGAATCCCCCGCTATTTACTAGCACCGATCTTTTGGAAGCAGTT